AGCATTAGATTTTGCTCCGTATGCGGCAAAGAGTTTTCTGCCGAAGATGCGGTAGTGTTTCAGCTCGACATTTGCTCCCCGGAATGTTTAGCTAAATACCGATTAGAGCATCCTACCGATCCCACGAATAAAATCGCCATTGATGACGTGGTCTCCACATATCAAGCAACGAAAAGCCTTTTGGGAACGGCTAAGCACTACGGCGTAACGCCCTATGTGGTATGTAGATGCTTAATCACGCGCAATATTTACGATAATCTTCCACCGATTGCGCAACAAATACGTGACATGTACGACCGAGGAATGAAGAATGCGGACATTGCACAGGCTCTAAATATCAGCGTTGCGACCGTCCGAACTTACGAGCCGTATAATACAACAACAAAAGCCATTAAAGCATCCCGCAAATAGCTTTGTAAAAAACAAAAAAGGCGCAGAGCCCGCTCGGAACCCCCGGCAGCCCTGCGCCTTTTGCTTTGCTTGCAAACTGTTAAAAAATGCCTATTTTGCCATTTTAGCCAACAGTTCGCAAATCAATGTGATAATTTAGCGGCTTATTAACATCTTACTCCATCTGGATTGCATCAATGGCCGAGCCGTAAATGCCCGCGTAGCCGTTTGCGCCGGAATTGTACTTGCTTCCAAAGCGCACCCAACTAAGCCAGCCGCCGCCCTTGATGTGTACGCGGCAGTCTACAAAGCCGACGGGCGTGCGTATCTGTACGCCGTCGATCTGCTCGCCGTAAATGCCCGCGTAGCCGTCTGCACCTGCGCCGCTGTTTTTGATCTCCGGGAGCCAACCGCCGCCCCGGAGATGAACGCGATAATAAATATCGCAGTTTTTGGCATTGATTTTAAGTCCTTCCATCGCCTGTCCAAAGTTGCCCGCGTAGTCCTCGCAGTTTTTTACCTGCGGGAGCCAATGGCGCCCCGCGTATGCGGAATACGTCAGATCGCCCGTGCAGGTGGGCTTCGGCGTACTCGGCTTTGTAGGCTTTGCCGGTGTGCTCGCCGTCATATAGCCTTTCACCATGTTCAAAAACCGCGCCCAGCCCTTATCAAGCGTGCGGTGCGGGCAGTATTTGCCGTCGAAGTCCTGATGCTTCTTCACGTGCGAAATGTCCCATTTGCGCTCGGTGAGCAGCTTTGCGATATACTCTGCGGCGTTCTTTTCGGCTTTATCGAAACGCGTGCCGCCCGAAAGCGAATAGCAAATCTCAATGTGGATGCCATGCGCGTTGCCGTCGCGCTGCCCCGCAGCAAACGCACCTCTGTTCAGCGGAATGCCGACAACGATTTCCTTGTCATCGACCGCCGCGTTAAACGACGTAGAGCTGTCGTTGCGAATCATATACGCGACTTCATTCGCGGCGGAAGCATCGTTTGCCGTGTTGTGCACGACAATGTACTTCATGTCCTTCGCGCAGGACTCCACCGGCACTTTCAAATCATATTTGCCCGGGTTAAGTAAGTTTTCGCGAATGGGTACCATTTAGTCCTCATCTCCTTTGTTGTTCGAGAGTTCTTTCAAAGCTTCTTCGTTCAGTTCGTTTTCCTTCGTTTCCTTCACGTTTTCCATTCTGCGCCCTCCTCTCTTAATGTGGTAGTCATGGACGCAATGGCGTCCTCAAGATTTTTGACGACGAGATTTACGTCCCGCTGGTAGTCCAGCTTGATGCCAGCGCCATCGCCGGCTTGTACCACGGTGTCGGGCGCGTAAGCGGTGAGGGCTTTATATGCGGAGATTTCAGCAAGGGTGAGCGGGATTTCGATGGGAGTGGCGAGAATCACGTTTTGTTCAGCCAGCGTTTTTGTGCTGTCGAAAGCACCCTTATCAATCCTCTGCACCTTTACACTCTTTCCGAAATCTACCTCGTCGCACACCCACTGCTGTCCCTGCGGGTCAGTGTAGTTGCCGCCAGAGGCGACAGGGATGCCGGGTAAGCCGTTGGGAGTGGGGAGCGTGAGGAGCTGTTCGCGGTAGGGGGAGTAGGCAGTGGAGTCACTCACTGTTGCAATGATTGGCGTGCCATAGGGCGTTGCTAACACTGAAAAATTGGCACAAAAATACGCGCATTTCGCCGGTGCTTTAAATGAATACTCAAATCCGATCGTACCGATTGGATTCTTATTTTTATCATAAAAGCAACCGCCCTCCGTGATCACATTAAAGTGATAGGTTGTATTCGGTAAGCACGGTTGAAAGCCTGTTATCCAATAACTATCTGTACTTGTTATCTCATAATAACCGGTTTCTACATTGAAATTCTGATATTTATTATTTTGGAACAGCGCCGGGTTTAGCAGATTCTTTCCCGTCACCTTCATCTCCACGCTCCCACTATCCCCTGCACTCACAATAGGCACAGGTGCATCCGGCGTGGGTGTGCCGTCCTGCGTACTCTTGCCGTACACGGTCAGGCCGCACAGCGGCGCTGTAAAAGCATCTTCAACGGCGACCGGATTACCGGTCTTACTGCCCACAAGGATGTTCTGCCGCGCCTTGACTGCGCTGATAGCGTCACCTGTGGCTTTTGCGTCAGCGGCTTCGCCCTTGTGAGTGAGGGTGGTGTCCAGTGCTACGGCAGGGCCGGTGTCACCTTTAGGGCCTTGCGGACCTTGCGGGCCGATGGGGCCTTGTTCACCCTGCGGGCCTATCGGCCCCTGCGGACCAGTTGCACCCGTTGGGCCTTGCGGGCCGACCGGGCCGATGGGTCCGGTGTCGCCTTTGGGGCCTTGCGCACCATTAAATTTACCTGCATCAGCGTCATCACGGACGCTTTGGGCAATCTCCTCTGCATTACTCGCCGCCGACAAAATCTGCTGCACGATGTCCGGCGTCGGTTCTGCGGGGGCAGTGCCGCTCACGCCTGCGGTTGTTGCCACGCGATAGATTTGGCTTACGGAGATTTGCCGCACGCCGTCCGTGTAGCCTGCAAACGTGAGTTCTCCCGTGCCTGCCGATGCAGTAGCCTCCGCAGGTACAGAAACGGAATTATCCGCGCCAAGGCGCAGCTGCACGGCGTCTCCTTTTGGCGGATGGAAAGCGATGATAATATCGTAATCTACCCATTCACCCTTGCGCATCACGTGCAATTTTTCCACGCCGTAGCTGCCCTCCGTGCCGAGGCGGATCGGCTGTTCGTCGCACTGCGCAGCGTATCCGTCCAGTGTGATCTCGTGCATAATCAATTTATATCACCTCTTTTCGGATTGTCCTTTCCTAATCCGGAAAGCCGTCGCCGTCCGTGTCGGGCAGCTCCGGCAGGCCGGCAACGCTTGTGAGGAGCGAGAGCACGCCGGCGAGCACCGACGCGCTGGCTACCACGATCCAGTCCACCTCGCCGAGCACCGCAGAGGTGCCGATCGTCGCGACAGCGGTCTGCGCGATTGTTTTCACGGCGCGGACGCCCGCGGCCTTGAGCCAATTTTTCCACTTTGTTTTCATGGGTGATCCTTCCTTTCGATGTCCTCCAGGTCTGCAAGGCGGTGGTTTACGACCTTGATTTGCTCTTGTATTACGGGGATTTTTTCGGCAAAATTATTATGTTTTCGCACCTCCCGCGTGAGCTCTTCGATCTTCGCGTCCGTGATCGCCTGCGCGACCCGGAGCTTTTCTTCTGCGCGGCGGTTGCCGGTGACGTTGGTGATGATCACGCCGACAAGCGCGAGCCCGCCGGTGATGATCGCTACAAAAATGTTTTCCATTGCTCGCCTTACCCCCCCTTAGCCGATGATCGAAAATGCCGGGCGAACGCCATAAGAGTAACTGGCGCCGTAGGAGTAAGCATTACTGTAAGTGTCAACAAAGGCAAAATAGGATGCGGTAACAACATCACGCAACCACCAGTTATCACGGTTACAAATTCTGCTCGGCTCGTGAGCGAACAGCGGCAACTGTGATTTTTCGACACGATTGTTCGTGTAGACTGCCGAACCGTTGGCAATCGGCATGAAAATAGCACCGCCGTATACCATCTGTTCATTCATCAGATCAACCTCGCTGTCACACCATGCACCAGCAGAAGGGTGTCCGTCAGCTACATCGTTTGTCAGATATACTCTGTGAGAGAGGACATGACCGCTAAATGCCGCCTTGATGGTGGTCTTAGCCTGTTCTAGTCCTTCGGTGTACATCTTAGAGCCTACATAGCCGCCAGTAGTGACGTTTGTGTCATTCATCGCGTGCGTATACATATTGCCGTCTGGGACAAGCGTGACGTGGTGAGTATCGCAGACTGTATCCCCTGTCCTGTAATAATAGTCAAAGGCAGCGATACGATAGGTCACATCGCCAATCACCCAGTAATCACCGATGTACAGGTCAGTAAAACTACCATCCGCAATAGCCGCCCATTGTGCGGCGGTCACGCTCGTACCTAGGTTTTTGCCGCGGTAGATGGAATTATGCGCACCGGCCCCGCTGGACAGTATGGCAAGCACAGGCGCCGCCGCGTTTTCCGCGTTTGTTGCCGCGGTCTGCGCTGCCGTTTTCGCACTTTCGGCCGCAGCCGCGTCTCCGCTGGCGTTGCTGGCTGCCGTCTCTGCTGCGGTCTTGGCGTCTTCCGCGTCACTTGCACTGCTGGCCGCTTTTGTTTCGGATGTTTCGGCATTGGTGGCCGCTGTCTGCGCCTGCCCGGCCGCGGTGGAGGCTGTACTCGCCGAGCTGGCGGCCGCCGTCGCGGAGCCTGCTGCTGCGCTGGCCGAAGATGCCGCCTGTCGTGCCGCCTCTTGCGCGGCGGTGACGTTGCCCTCGATCCCTTCCGCCGCCGCGAGTACATCGGCAATCTGCTTGGTCAGGACGCTGTAGTAATCCGACGAGACGATCTCCGCGTCTGAGACGACGTTGGCCAAGACGTGCATCACGACCGCAAACGTCGCGATGCTGGTGCCCGCACTATCGTACAGCTTGATCTGTACCGGTACGTTTCCGTGCACCGTAAAAGCCTGCGGCACGAGGGCCACGGTCACGACGTTGCCGTCGATCGTCGCAGCCGGCGTGCTGCCGTCAGGCAGCGTGTCGTAAAATCCAGCGGTGCCGTCCGGCTTTTTGTAGCGGACGGTCACAAGCGTACCGTCTGGCACAGCCCATTGCGCGCCGCCCGCGTAGATGCTAAAAGCAATTTTGCGGCTGTTGCTGTCGTCCTGTACCGCGTGAATGATCTGCGGCGCGCCCGGGTCGAGCATGTCGACGCGCAGCGCCGCCGTTGTTTCAAGTGGCATTTTTTATCATCCTCCCCTACGAGTTATTGCTGCAGAGCACGTAGCGGCCGAGCTGCGCGTCCCATACCCAAGACACACTAAAATCTGCGTTTCCTCCGATGGCGAGCCGGTCAAAGTGCCCAATGCGCTGCCCGTTTACTACAGACAGGATTGAGTTTCCGCTTTCGGTTTTTACTCTGTTGTAGACGACCAGCGTCCCGGCTTTAAACGTCCCGGTATAGCTTCCGTCGCTTTTTTCGCCCACGCCCGCGCCGGTCGGTCCGAGGTACGAGTAAGCGCCGTCCTCGCCGAGGCCGCCCTCATTTGTCACGGTGCCGGAAAAGACCTGCACAAGGCCGCCTGCGCCTTGGCCTGTCGAGTATATGCGCACGCGCAGGTTGTCGTTTTCCATCAGCTTGAGCACCGCCGCCCACAGGTCCATCTCATACCTGCCGTTTCGGCTCACCACATGGTCGGAGATCAAGTTGACGATGTTAACGAGATCAGCATTGAGTGTGCCCGCTGTGATAAAATCGGCGACCATACCGTTTTTTAACGTGGCTCCGTAGGAAAACGGCCCGTTATATCCGCTATCGCTCGCACCCCAGCCCTCATGGTTAAAGCGCCACACATTGCGCGCCTTGGTCGGGTCCGGATCATCCGCGATGTACAGCGTGTCCGGCATGCCGTCGTTGTTGGTGTCCAGCAAACGCACCGCACCGCCGGATGCGCCAAGGATGGTCTCCGTAAGCGCAAGCACTGCCTCGCGCAAGTAAGTCTCGCTCGGTTTTTGCTTGATCTCCTGTTGCTGCCCGACGATAGTGTCCGCGATGTTGGTGCGCACATCGCCGATCTCGACGGAGTTGTACCGCTCAAGCAGCACGTCCGTTTCGATTTTGACGATTTCGGCCTTCGCCTCCACGCCGAGCTGCGGGTAGCGGATTATCACTGTGTCGCACAGGTCGCACTTTTCGAGCAACGCAAGGTCCTCGTACTCCGGAAACTGCTCGAGCTGAACAAAGCTCGCCGTGATGCTCGTTTTTGGTATGCCGATTTTGTTGTCCTCGACATACTTTTCCGCACGCGTCTGCAACTGCGCCGGCGTCGGCTGCGTCTCAAAATCGTTGGAAAAATCCACCGGCACGACGCGCGTAAAGTCGTACGTGCCCGGCGCGTTGACAATCTTAGGGTCGCAGGTCACGAGCGCACCCTCGGCGTTTGTCCAATACGGATAGATGCCGGTCGCCACGTTGGAGATGTTGCGGTCCTGCTCGATGTCTGTCAAGTTTTTACCGTAGCTGATCACGACGCCGTTGTCGTATCCGCGATGGCCATACAGCCGGACGGTAAAGCCGTCCCACTCGTACTCACCGCCGTACACGTCGAGGATCGATCCGGATGAGCCACCAAGAACCGAGCGTGTCGACGACGGTGTCGAGACAGCAAAAGATGCGACGGTAGACTTGTCCGTCCAAAAAGTAAAGGGACTATCCACCGCCGCGTTGAGACTGAGTTTTGAAAGCGCATCCGGTGCGTTGATCGCTGTAAAAGGATTGAGCGGCACGCCGGAAAGGTCGTAGGTGATATGCTGCGCGTACACCATGATAATGCCGTCCATCGGCCGCGTGATCCGGTAAATGCGGAAAGGCTGCGGCGCCCGGTACGGGCTCGGAATCGCATAGATGATGCAGCGGTCCGTGATCTCGGCGAAATGCACGCCGGTGTCCGGGTACTGCATCGTCAGCTCGAAAGCGCCGTTGCGCTCCTCGGTGACCGTGCAGCTGATGGCATCCGTCAGGACACCGAGACCGTGTGTCGTAAACTCCGTCGCGTTGGACGGGAAAAGGATTGGTTTCATATCGCCCTCCATCTCGGCGTGATCTCCACCGCAGTGACGCCGCCGCTCCAAGTAATCCGCGTTTCACCGGCGGGCAGGATCGGAAACTCGCCGCCCGCGATGCGGATCGTGCCGTTTTTGTTTTCAAGGCCTCTGTAGGCGTTCTGCGTTTCGCCGTCCAGCGTCAGGCTGCCGTCCATGCTGTCGATCGTCACGGTGACACCGCCGACCGTCAGCACTCCGCTTCCGCTGCCCGTGATCTGGATCAGCGGCAACGATTCGTCCCAGTTGTTTAGCAGGACCTGTCCATTTTCAAGCGCTTGCACCCACGTGCCCGCCTTGATATACCGATGCGGTTTGCAATTAAAATTAAGTGTCATTTCGCCCGACCGGTTTAAAAACCGTGTGTCAAAATCCAACGGTCCGGTAAAAATCGCCATCCGGTATTCGTCCGGGTGATAGTTGTCCTCCAGCTTATGGTATGTCATCGGAGAGCCGAGGAGCCACATGCGCGCCGCGTCTGTATTCCGCAGAAAATCGCGGTGGATAAAAGCGGGATACGACACTGTGATGTTTTTATACGTTCCGTTGTCCCGTACCAGCGCGCCGCTGCGCCCGGGGATGGACACAAGCTCATAGCCCCTTTCGGGGCCGTTGAAGGTGTTTTCGCCGCTGACATAGATGCCATACTCGCGGCAGCAATGTCCGGCAAACCAAAATTTATGCACCGAAAACCGCCGCCTTTCTTTCTGTCGCGTTTTGCATTTCGTCCATGATGATGTCCGCCAGCGCCCGCACGTCCTGCCCCGGCGCGCCGTATACCGTGATATTTACGCCGCCGAGGTCGGTCTGGTTGGTTGTGTTGCTGGTGAGCGGCTGCACCATGGCGCGGTTGCCCATCATTGTGAGCAGCTCCGGTCCGGCCTCACCGACAATCGCCGAGCCCTGCGAGAGGATGCCGCCCTTTGCCAGATACGGTATATTCGGAATATACGGGATACTGAGGCCGAAATGCCCGCCGCCGAGCCATTTTGGCATTGTAAAACTGATCGAGTTTAAACCGCCGATCAAGCTGTTAATCGCACCGACCGCGCCGTTCAAAAGCCCGATGATGCCGTTCAGCGGCGCCTTTACCATGTTTATGAGGCTGTTAAACAAGCCGCCGAAGATGTTGACAACGCCCTGCCATGCCTGCTTCCAGTTGCCGGTGAAGACGCCTTTCACAAAGTCGATCACGCCTTGGAAAATCTGCTTGATCGCGTTCCAAGTGTTTTCAACATTTTTCATAAAAGCGTTGATAATGTCTCCCAGACCGGGTCCAAAAATCTCCGTCCAGTCTGTTTTAAAGACGCCTTGCAGCCAGCTGTCCAGCCCCAAAAGGATGCCTTCAATTAGGTCGCACGCGCCTGTGATTATCCCAGTGATGGTGTCCCACACGCCCGAGACGATCTCCTGCACACCGCTCCACGCCTGCTCCCAGTTGCCTGTAAAAATGCCTTGAATAAAATCGATCACACCGTTAAGAACCTGATAAACGCCGTCCCAGATGCCTTTCAGCAACGAAAAGAATCCATTCAGCACATTGCCTAAGACGGGACCGAAAATCTCCGTCCAGTCCGTAGCAAAAACGCCCTGCAGCCACTCGTTAAAACCTGCCAACCACGCCTTAATCTCTTCGCCTTTTGTGACGATCAACACCAGCACCGCGATCAGTGCGACGATACCCGCGATCACAAGCACGATCGGGTTGGCTGCTAAAAAAGCCAAGGCCGTGGATATTCCGGAAATGATTCCGGCAATCGGAGAAATGGCAGCGATCAGACCGACGATCACCCCGATCGACGCCTGCACAGCCGGATCGAGGCTTGCGAACCACTGCAACAGAACAGCGAGCTTTTCGGTTATCGTAGTCACAAGCGGGAGCACGGCTTCGGCAAGACTTGCCGTGGCCTCCTGAAATCGCAGGTTTGCGTCCTGATTTGCAAGCATCTCCTCGTTGTTCTTGGCCCACGCGTTATAGGTGTCGTTTAGTCCTGCTTTTGAAAGCGCTTCCAACGCGAGGTTTTGCTTTTCGGCGTCTGTAGTGCACTGCGCAAGCTGCTCGGAAAAATTCTCCGCACCGACTCCCAGACGGTCTAGGAGTTCTCCGAAAGCGCCGGTCGCTTTTCCTGTTGCGAGCGTTTCCTGCAGGCTGTCCGCGAGACTTTCGACCTTGAGCGTGTCCGGGAACCGCTGCGCTGCGCCCGCAAGCCCCTCCACCGCTTTCTGCAGGTTGCTCTCTGTAAAGCCCGCCTGCAAAAGGTTGGATGTTGCTTCCACGGCGCTGTCTGTTTCCCCGGACTGTATCGCAAAAGCACGCCACGCCTCGCGCGCGGCGTCTACGCTTACGGCGTTGTCCCGCGCGTTCGCGTCGAGCTTCGACAGATCGGAGCGCAATTCTTCGGTTGCCGGAACGGTCGCATATACCGCGGTGACAAGTCCGACCGCTGCTTTTGTTGCAGGTTTAAACGTTTTGGATACTTTTCCGGCAGTCTTCGAGATCTTGCTTGCAAGCTCCTGTGCTTTTTCTCCCGCTTTGTCAAGCGCTTTTTCCGCATCCTGCGCCGCATCAGCCAGCTCTTCTACCGGCTTCTCATCGATTTTTTGCACGCTGTCCGCGGTTTCTGCCGCTGCATCAGCCAGCTTTTCCAACGGCTTCTCATCGATTTTTTTTACACTGTCCGCTGTTTCTGCCGCTGCCTTTTCGGCCTTGCGAAGCTCCGCTTCCGTAGCGACGATTTCGCGTTGCAGTGCATCATACTGCGCCTGCGAGACTTTTCCCTGCGCAAACTGCTGCTGCACCTGCTTTTCGGCGCTTTTCAGCGAGTCCAGCTTTTGCTTTGTCTGTTCGACGCTGTCCGCCAAAAGCCGCTGCTTCTGCTCGAGCAATGTGACGTTGCCCGGGTCCAGCTTCAACAGCCGTTCGACGTCGCGCAGCTGCTTTTGCGTCGTGCTGATCTCTTTGTTTACGCCCGAAAGCGCTTTAGACAGCGCGGTCGTATCGCCGCCGATTTCGATTGTTATGCCTTTGATTCGGTCCGCCATCTACTCACCCTTTCGGAAAAAAGCGGTTAATATCCGCCTGCGTTGCTTTATACGGATACTTCTCTTGGTCGTTCGCCTGCTCGATCAGCATATCGTAAACCATGCCAACCGTCATATCGTCGAGGTCCTCGCGACTGAGCCCCAACTCCGCGCAGCGGAGCATAAAGGTCGCACCAGTCGCTTCACGCACAGTTTGTCTTATTTTTTTTTAGACTTAGCCGTCGTCTGCGCGTTGATTGCCCAAAGCTCGAGGATCGCCGGAAGTACCTCGTAGATTGAAAAGGTCTCGAAGCCGTCGAGCCACCCCTCCGGCGTGTCCGGGATGTTGGCGTCATACTGCCGCGCCATGATGTAGGCGGCGTTTTCAAATATTTCGAGGTCGGTCACATCAAGCTGCGATTCGTGTACCAGCGCTTCATAGGCCTCGCACTCTTCGGCGGGCGCATCTTCTGCCGGTTTTTTGGCATGGATACCCTGCAGCGCTTTGGTGTATGCCTTCTGCAGCTTGTTTAGGTCCTGGATCATGTCCCGGCCGATTTTATGCCGGTAAAGGCGCGGGGTCAGGGCCGAAGCCCTAAACCCCACCTCCTTTCCGTCAATCTGAATTCTTTTTTCCATTTAATTTTCCACCTCTCAGGCCGCGACGACGGAAGGCGTATAGACCTTTGTAAACCAAGCCTTGCGAACGCTATCCGGCGTCTCACTGGTCGTACGCGCAAACACATTGCCGTTTTCGAGAGACGTCGCGGAAATTGTGCTGGTCTGCGTCTGCGGCTCCTTGGTGTCCGTACTTGTCGCGCCGACAATGCCCGGGCGCGTGCCCGTGCAGTTGTACATGCAGTACAAATCGTTGTCGGCGTCGCCGTCGATTTGGAAAAGGAGCGCGAAGCTCTTCGGCTCAACACCTACATTCTCAATGATCGTCTTGTCGGTGGCATTGAGCACGTATCCCCAGACATCCTGCAGCATCTTGTCGATAAATCTCGCCATTTCGAGGTCGCCCTCGTATCCGTTGTTGGAACTGGATTTGTAGTACACAACGCCGTCCGCGTAAAACGGCGTGATCTCGCCGCTCGCCTCGAGCGACAGATTCACGGCGCCCGGCACAGGGACCGGATTTTCCCACGTCGGCGTTTCGCCGTCTGCGGTCATTACCGCGTAGTGCACGTTTTTAATATTAAACTGCACCTTGTTTTCGTTTGTCGCCATTGTTACACCTCAACTTCGTACAAAATTTGATAACATTTTTCCGTGTCGATATAAGTTTCCGATTTCTCCCAAAAGATCGAGGACAGGGCGCTTTCCACCCTGCCCTCCGCTTCGGGATTTTTATCTTTTGTGTAAAGCTCGATCTGCACATGATCAATCGGCTGGTATACGACGCCGTCCGCCGAAAAGTTGTTGCTGTAGGCAACGAGATAGCAGATGTACGGCAGCTCAGGCGCTCCGTCAATCGGCCATGCCCTGTATACCACGGGCAAACCTGTGCTTTTCAAAAGCTGATATAGATTCTCCAGCGTCATTTTTTGATCACCACCTTCACGGCACCCACGAGCTTATCTGCAGCAGCCTGCTCGGCCGGGCGGATATGCGGCTTGCCGTCCACGCGGCCACCGTTTACCTTCGCGTGCCCGCTTTCGAGCAGATGCGTGAGCTGCGGCTTTGTGCGGTTGGATATGCGCACCCGGATGTCCTCTGAGCTTTCAAACTCCACTTTGGACGTCCATCCGCGCGCATACTCGCCAGTATCCCGCGGTGAGGTCGCTTTTAACGTGCGGACCGTTTCTTTTGCCACGTCCTTCACCGCTTTTTTTAGGCCTTCGGCGACCTCGTCGCTGTAAGCCTTGAGCTCTTTCACGATCTCAATCTCAAGCTCCTGTAACGGGATTTTCCGCGCCACGCGCCACACCCGCCTTTCGCTCGAGATACAGCTCGATGCTGTCGTTATCCGGGTCTAAGTAGGTGCGGTACACGGCATACCGACGCGCATTTTCGCCAGAGCCGATCTGCACGATCTGCTCGCCGTTGTAATTTACGATCGGCGTCACGGCGACAAGCTGCGGTTGCAGGCCGTTCTGTCCGGCGTCTGCCCACTCTGCCCTCGTGACCGACTGCAGGTGCGCCCATACCGATGTTGCTGTCTCTGTCACCGTGACGTTTCCGATCGCGTCTTTTTTGTAGCTTTCGGAGATCAGCAAAATGAGATCATCCATCTGCCTCCCCCTTCTGGCTGAAAAGCCGGTTATTCAGCGCCCACCGCAGCATGCGCGGCATCTGCACGTTTTCCTCGCGTCGGCGGCGGTACAGGTAAGCGGCATACATTTCGACGAGCATCGCATCTTGTGCCGTATCCGCCAGCGTGATGCCCTCCTGCGTGATGTAGGCTCTGGCCGATGTAATCAGTACAAGCAGATACAGATCGAGAGCAGAGCTCGAAACCTGCAAATCAACCTTTAAAATCTCCAGAATGTCTTCATCCGTCAACGTCAACGTCGCTTACCTCCTTGTTTTTTACTTTGTTACCGAGACCGTATAGACGCGCACCGCGTTGCCCTGCGTAACCGTGATCGTCAGCAGATGCGCTGCGCCGTCCGTCAGCCATGTCACTGTGCCGCCGTTGCGCACGTTCTGGCCGTCGTAGCTGATTGCCACCTTCGCGCCCGGCTGGCTGCTGGTTGCCTCGATCTTTGCGCTCGTCCCGGTGGGTGCGAGCGTATAGCTGTATGTACCCGTCGCAAATACGGGAGACAGCGTCTCTGTGCCGACCGCCAACGCGGTAAGCTGCGCGTCGTTTGCGGTATCTGCGGCAAAGTCCATCACGGTCGTGACCGCCGCGTTGTTGATGTTAATCGCAACAAATGCGCCCGGGATGACCGGCATACCGTCCGCACGCTCCTTACCCTTGAAAACGGTGTTGTCCTGGATAAACTGTACCTCACGGCTGGACTCGATCGTCATACCGGCGCGCAGCGCGAGCAGGTACAGATCACCGTAGCCGCCGATGATGTCGCCGTCCGGGATAAACTCGAGCACATCAATGTCGCCATCGACGACCGGCATCGTGCCCGGGAACTGTGCGACAAGGCCGCCCTCGTAATTAAACGCGATCAGCTTCGCGCAAAGCTTGGCGTAAGTTTTGCTGTTCATCGCCCAGAACTGGCGGCCGCGGCTGTAGCGTGTGAAGGTGTTTCCGGCTGCGACAGCCAGTGCGGACCAGAAAGTAATCGGTTCGGCCGTGCTGTCCACCTTGAGAATGTTGCTGGTGTGGAGATCGACCCACTCCGGCGCATTTGCCGGATAATCGGTGGGCTTCGAGGCCTGCGCGAGGCGGGTCACGATGCCGAGCGGCATTTTGCTCGCCGCGCCCTTGCCGTACAGGATCGCCTTATCCAGTGCGAGGCCGATGCTCTCCGAGAGCATCTCCACGATCCAGCTCGCAAGGTTGATGTCATTGTCCTCGAGGATCGAGTTGCACACCGGCACGTAGCCGGAGACCTTGAAGCCGTCAATCGTGACCTGGTTAAAGACAAAGGTCAGCTCGTTGATCGCGCCGCACATCTCCGTCCACACCGCTTCCGGCACCGTACCGGCAATGGTCTGGCGCGCCTCGCCGTTGACGTTGCGGATGCGCACGCGGTTCAGCAGCTTAGAGTACCGGTACATGTTCTCCGCGATCATGTCGAGGAAAACTACCGGAATCGTGAGCTCTGCGCCGGATACGCCGCGCTGCTGGCCCTTCATGCTGCGCAGCTGCGCAAAAAATTCGCGTACGTCCTCGCGGGCGACGATTTCGCTGCGCTGCTCCATCGGCAGCGCGTCAAACGCACGTCGGCTCATGGGCAACGCGCGGATGTTGATATTGGTTTCCATTTTTCTTTCCGTCCTTTCTTTTGTGAGATGGTTTTCTTTGCTTCTGGTTGGAGCAGCTGCCTCGGCCTCGGAAAGCTCCGCTTCAAGGCCCTCGATCTCGCCGGCCAACGCAGCCTTTTTTGCTTCGTGCGCAGTCCTGTCCGCGTCGAAGGTCTCTACCTCTTCGGTTACGGCCTGCTCCTGCTCCGCAGTTTCTGCTTCGTTGATCGCCGTTTCGATCTCAGCCTCACGCTTGGAAAATTCCGCGTCCTTCTGGCGGAGCGCTTCCAGCTCGGCCTGCCTCTTTTCGATGCTGCGGCGCAGCATGATTGCCTTAAGTGCCATTGTCTTCTCCTTTCAGGCGGCTTTTCATCCTTGCCCGCCATTCCTCTTTTCTGCGTTTCTCTGCCTGCTCAAAATCTTTCCGGCGCGCCTCTACCGAGGTATCCTCATAAGCCGGAAACGTTACGACGGAAACCTCGTATAGCTTCACGGCCTTGATTCTCCACACCGTCGGCACACCGTCCTTGTACTCGACATCCTGATTGAGGATGTCAAAGCCGAAAGAGCACTGATTTACATCGCCGCGCTTCACGCGCTCGTAAAGGTTCATGGCATCTTGATCCTGTTGATTGATCGTGACGCTGCCCCAAAGCCCCCGCTCATCTACGCGCAGCGAAAGCGTCCCCGCCGTTGTACGGCCGAGCACAAGCGTCGTGTCGTGGTTAACGAGCGCCCGGACATCTCCGTTTGTTTGCCCGTCGAATGCGCCGGGCTCGATCGTCTCATATGCACCATCCCAAAGCTCGTACCGGCTACCGAATACAGCGAAATACCCCTCGATATAGAGATTCCCTCCCTCGGCACGGGTACAAAAATCGCCGCCCCGCGCCATAGCCGTGCGTTTATACATCATGTGTTGTCACCTCCGTTCAGTTTGTTTTGATCTCCAATCATCCCGCGCGGGATGTAGTTTTCAAGGATCACAAGGTCGTCGAGGCCGGAAAGCGGAGAAAGTCCGATCCAGTCGCGCACCTCGTTTCCGGTCATAATCCCGCGTACGTATTGATCGTTCGCCACCGCTGCAAGGTCGCGCAGGTCATAGTTGTAAAGGCTCCGCGCGTTGAACCGAAAAAACCAATCTGGATTGTACAGGAGCTTTTTGGTCATTTCCTGCTCGATGTTCTTCGCGACCGGCATGATCGTGGAGCTGATAAAGTTGTTCCAGGCGTCGCGGTGGAAATCGCCGATACCCAAAACAAAAGGCGGCACGCCGAGAATGGCCGCAACCGTCCGCTTATCGAGCTGCACGAAATCCGCGAGCGCAAGGTCGGAGAGCGTGAGAGGCCGAACCTGCTCCACGCTGAACTGCTCCGACGGGATCATCCATGGTTCTCCCGCCTGCGCTGTGTCGATATACTCGTGTAGGAGCTTGCTGCGCCCTTCCGCGCTTGCAAATTCGTCCGTGAGCGCATCCACCTTGACAATGATGCTCGGTTTCCAGTTGCTGGACATAAAACTTTTTTCTGTGGTGGCCGCCTGCTTAAGATTGTTCGCGACGTCTGTCAGCGCGACGCGGTAGCCCTCGCCTTTCCACGGATAATAGCTTCCGGGATTTAGGACAAAGTGCAGCACGTCGTTCGGGTCGTACTCCTGCCCGGCAATCACCACACGATAATCCCACACGCCTTCCGGGACAAACGCCGTAAAAGCTGGCGGCACCGGTTTGAGGTCGCGCAGAATGCCGCGCCGCGTTTCCGGCCACACCACCGCGTTTCCGTTTCCATCGAGCATCAGCGTTTTGACGATCCAGTGGATAAACGCCGCGCGGGTCATGTTGTTGTTCGGACTGATGTCCACCTTGCGGCTCAACTCGTTTTTGACTCGGATGTCACCGGTTTCCGTGTTTTCCATCAGATGGATAGTCATACTCGCAATCAGCCGCGCGATCGTGTCCACTGCCGTGCAGATCTCGGGATTCTGCGCAAGGCTCACGTAGCCCCGGCATTCGATAGATTTCCACAGGTCTGCGCCCGCAAAGGCGATGCTCCTGCGCACCGGCTCGGCGCGCGGCGCAGGCCTGCTTCTTTTTTTCTTGCTCAAGCTTCACCCCACCATTTCTTTGCCGCCCTGTTTTTTTCAAGGCTTTCGAGGTATCGGATACAGGCAAACACCGACGCATCAAAAAGATCGATGCGGTGTGTCGGCTGCACCTTATCGTATTGGATCATGTCGTCCGTCTTTTCGACGGCGGACACGTTTTCCACGCAATACTCGTAGGCTTCAGAGTGCAAATAAAACAGAGCGCTGTTTTTTGCGCTCTGCTCGATATGCCGAAAGCCCTCCGACTTTTTGTAAAAATACTGTGGCTGGTCGACGATTTGAAAACCCGCCGATTTCATGCCGATGAAATACTCGCGGCAGAACTTTCGATCGTGCCCGACCTGCCGGATTTTGAACCCCCGTTTGCGCATATCCACGAACCAGTTGACCACATCCGCATGGTTAACGGTCGGGCTGTTGCACATCGTAAGCCAGCCGTCGTCCTGCCAACCAAAAAGTGGGATGTTGTCCTGCTCTGCCTTGATATGCGCAGCGACAATCGGAAAAAACGCATGCGTGATTACAATATCCACACCCTTGTAATGTCCGAAAAGTGCCGCAGCCGTCAAGTCGTGGAGCTTCGACAAGTCCGCACCGCCGTACCAGTCGATCGGCAGCCTTGCCAACTCTTCGAGCGTCCAACTGTACTTGGCGTCACTCCGCCGGAACTCCTCAATGTCAAAATACGCCTTGACCGCGTTTGTGTAGACGTTCAGACTTTTTGCAAAAAAATCCTTACGCTGCTGCGGGTCGTTCTGCGCCTGCAGGCTGTCGTTCAAGATTTCATCCGGACGAATGCTCACGCCATAGGCCGGGTTTGCCATTTCATGCACGACCGGGTTAGTGTAGTCGATATTCCCGTTTTCATCCGGATTTGCGCAGCACATAAAAATAAAGTACTGCTCGTCCTTTACCGTGCCGTCCAGCACCTTTCGGCAATATTTTAACCGCTGCCCGAGAAATACCTGCTCATTGTCGCCCGCGGTCGAAATTCCGATCAGCAGCTTATTGGTGTAGGCTTTCATGGCCTCTTTGAAAAGGTTGTACTGCTTCGGCGTTTTAAAAGCATGAATCTCGTCGCAGATCGCAATGTTGCAGTTTAAAGAATCCTGCGCGTCCGGGTTCGCCGCCAGCGCGCGAATAAAAAAGGAGCCGTCCGGAAGCGTGGCCTCCATGGAGTGCTCATTGTTGTTGTCGATGATCTTGACACACCCGCCGCTTTTTGCGTCCTCACCCATCCGGCGGACGTTGTAGTCCAGAAAGTTGAAGCTCTCCAGCGACTGCATCAGCGCTGCTGACGCAATGTAGGTCTTTGACCCGCTGCGCCGGTAAAGGAGTGAGAGCGCCCAGGAAAGTGCCGCGGCAAAGCTTGTCTTAATGTTTTTTCTGGGGATAAAGATCAGCGCTTCGTGGAATCGAACGACGTCCGTCCCGCGCAGCTTGAAGCCCACAAGATTGTAAACGATGAATTTGTGGAACGGTTCGAGCTTGAACGGCATCCCGCGCAGCGGCGTTCCGTCTAGCTTCTCCCCCTGCTGGTGGCAGATCGTTTTTTCGATGATCCGGATGCAGAACTCAGGTGCTTTGCTATCCATCCAGTACTCGGGATTGTCTAGGTCTGAAAAGAACCGATCCACAGCTTGGCGCAACTCCACGCACGCCGCTTTTTTACCAGCCCGAATGCTTTCGGCGTACTCGAGGACCTCCGGCCAGTTTTTCCCTTTAACCGGATTCAATGCTGGCAAGCGCCGCAGCCAGTCCGCCCGGCTTTTCCAGGCGCGGCGCGTCTCCCGTCATTTTTTTATAGCTCGAGGGCGTCATCCCAAGTTCACGCCAGTACGCCAAAGCACTCTTGTTCAGATCATCCCAGATGACAAGCAGCGGATTTTTCGTCATGTTTGTCGAGCCACCCTTATTCGTGTACTCGATGACCGACTTTCCGCCGGAAGTTTGGAACTCCCTGAAAGTCTTGTCCCGCTGCTCGAGGATTCCCGCCAAAGTCTCCACCGCGGAATTATACGCGTCCTTCTGCACCCCTAGTGCAGACATCTGCTCCAAAATCAGTTTTTTCCATTTGTTTTTGGTCACATCCTGCACCCCTTTTGTCAAAAATCTGCCCAGAGTTGGAAAGAGTTCCCCCCGCCGGTCCCTACCAGCCCCGGAAGGCGCGTCGGATGAGGGCGGGGATCTCTGTGTTCTCTCATATTCCATACCTCCCCGCGTTTTTCGCTTTTTCCGGATGCGCTTTGTTGTGGCACGCCTCACACAGGCTGATGAGATTGTCTGCGTTATACGCAAGCTCCGGATGCTCGTCCGCGTGCTCGATGTGGTGCACGGTCGTCGCTTGACGGCGCCGCCCATACCGCAAACAATACCGGCACAGATAGTCATCCCGCCTCAGCACAGACGCTCGCAACCTCCGCCATCTCGGCGCGTTGTAATCAAAGCTCATGATCCTCCTCCGAATCGCCGCGCTCGTTCTTCTCGGCCTCCCGCCGCTCCGTCAGCCGCGCGGCGCAAAGCGTATACGGGCAAACCATAAGCATACACAAATGCTCGCCCGTCCTCGCGTATGTATCCCAAATGCAACTGCTTGGGCGTGGGCAAGGGCGATATGCTTTTTTGTTCATCGTCTCGCCCTCCTCCTGCATAGCAAAAGCGCCGAGGAACCTAATCCCCGGCGCTCTACCTAATATCTCTATTATCCAGTATACAGATTAAAACGCACCATTTGGTACAAAAACGCCGAAAAGCAAAAATTATTTTTCGCCCGGCCACTCATTTTTGAATAAACCATAATACTGGCCTTTGAGCGTGTTGATCGCCGGAACTTTACCGCTTTTGCTCATCTGCGCCGCGACCCGGTCCCACGAATAGCCGTGAAACGCACGAAGCATCACGACGCGCCGCAACCATGCGCTTTTGATGCCGAATACAAATTGCTCTATCTCTTGCTTTTGCGCTTTGAGCTTTGCAATGTGCTCGGCATATCTCTGCGGCCCAAGCCCGCGCACGGTGATGGGATGATCGGTAAATGGAAACTCATCCGATGATCCGCGCACTATATCGCTTATCACCGTTTTATTCTCGCGCTCAAGCTCCTCAATTTCCGCGCAAATGTCGGGGTATTGCTCCAAAAGTTCTTTCGTCATCGCATTCTCTCCTCTGCTTTACCGTTGTAGATCACCACCATAGACGGAAACGGGGCAGGGCCATTTGTGTTTCCGCTTTCGTCCGTAAACCGTAGCCGCCCGCGCACGAAGCGAATCTCCGCCTTTCCGTAAATGTAATCGTGGAAATATGCTGTATCCGTTCGCGCGGGTATTAACAGCACGATTGTGTTGCCCCCCCCGAGCCTCCTTGTATGCCTTTTGTACCCATTTCCCAATGTCACGCCCGTAAGGCGGGTTGCAGAATACTGCGCCTCCGAGATCCCAACTTTGCGAAAGCCCGTCCGTTTCCGGCGTGTAATACAAAGAGCATTTCGCCGTTTTGTCGGTCGCCGCCGGATCAAGCACGAAGCCGAATTCGGCGTTCAGCTCGTCAAAAAAATCTTGTGGCGTACACCAACACATGTTTTTTGATGACAGGAGTGCAGCGTTCATACTTTGATTCCCCCTCTATCCCATCTCCATTTTTGCCCTCTCGTGCAGACCGTACAGCGCAAATCGTCCATTCCGCACGGATTGTTGTAAAGGCATGTGTCACAGTCCCGCTGCCGATCGAGCACTTTATACGCCGCTTGATACAGCTTCGCAGTTTTTATCGCCTCCCGAATAACCGCGCACCCATGCACTCCGCAGTTATGCTCATGCCCGCAACCGAGGCAGCACAAGGAGTCTGCCAACGAGCCGGTCTCCGATTCCATGCGCTCAAGCGCCTTAATGAGTTCATCTGTTGTCATTTTAGTTCCTCCGTTTCACCGTTTAAAAATGCTCTGATTTTTCTCACGCACTCCGGGCATATATTGTCGCATTCACGCCGCCAAAAAACATAGTAATCTATAATCCTGATTTGCTCTGTGCTGTTTTCCCGGTATACGTATATGTTTTTGCATATATCGCATTGCTTTATTTGCGGCTGCATCTTTTATTTTGCCTTCCTTTCGCTTTCCTTGGTGCAGGTCAGTTTATGTTCAACC